TCTTTGCAGTTTCAGATACTGCAGCCTCAGCAACGATAGCTTCCAACTGCGGGTCTTTAGACACAAAGTCCACAGCCTTAAACAACACGGTTTGGTTGTCGTTATCTTCGTTGAAGCTGATCTCTGTAACCACAGACTCAAGGTCGCTGCCGTTGGCAAAGATGTAGTCGATGTACGCGTTGAACGGGAAGGTGTGACCGCTGCCTTTGCCGAAGATAGACTTAGCCGACAACTGCATCTGGTACACATCACCAGCCACGTTAGTATCCAGATCGTCCGGCAATACAACTGCAATGCGACGACCGTAGCGGCAAGCCTTAGTGTTACCTTGACCTGAGCCAGCGATGTTCTTTGGGCATGTCTCGCAGGTCTTACCCTGTGGCTGCTTCACGCTTGCATCTGGCTTGCGGCCATCGGGTGACCAGCAGTCAGGCGGCGCAGCTTCTGCGTTTGGGTCATAAGTCTTAGCGTAGAACGTGCGGGAAATATCTGTTGATGCGTTGACGATAACCACACGCAGCGGTGCTTTCAACTTACCGACTTCTTCACCGTTAGCCAAGCGGCGCAGGATGCCGTTCTTTGCAACGATACGCTTTAATGCTTTCTTCTTCATCAGCGACTGGGTAAGTGCCGATGGAGTTTTCTTTGCTGAGAGTGCTACATCACCAGACTTAAAAATGGAAACTTCTGTGCTCATTGGCTTCTCCTTACAGTAATTTTATATTTGCTGTCAGACATAAGACCTTTGGGTAATTGGTCCGGATTCTCTTCGAGGAACTGCTTCATGTTGCCTTGATGTATGCGCTTCTCGAAGAGCCCAAACGCATCATTTTCTTTTACAAACTCGTACATAGAATCCCAGTCATTAGTCCAAAACCGGGTATCGACTCTACGCATTATGGTACCAGCGGGGGTCTTGATGCTATCAGCATTGTTCTCCTTGCACAACTCCAGCATCTCATTTGCTATGAGGGATAACTGCTCCTCAAGCTCTTTATGTTTTTCATCAAACTGCCGCTGCAGTTCATCCCGCTTATCTCGTATCTTTATGTAAATCTCCGCCAGTTGGTCGGCGGGGTAATCACTCACGTCCATCGTAGCTCCTTCAATAGAATTGCGGGGTCACCGAGTGGAAGACCTATGGGTAAATGAAGAAACCCCACGGTTTTAGCCCAGCCCCCGCTGCTGTAGTTATTAGCCCCACACACAGCTTGGGTGTCAATCCAGCATCTAACCTCTTACTTCACCAGCCACCAGCACTTGCGCACTGATACCTGAACTATACACCAACTTTTGACATTGTCAAGCGCCGTGAAGCTCTTGTTTGTACAAGTCGATTATTTTTGTGTGGTTGGCTATGTTGTTGCGCAGCATTCGGTACAGCCTTGACTCTACCTCGCTGCCTTTGATATGCACGATGGTCATCGCGTTCTTCTGACCGGGGCGGTTGATCCGTGCATTTGCCTGTAGGTAAGTTTCTACGCTCGTCACAGGCGCGTACCAAATAATCGTATCTGCCGCCGTCAATGTCAACCCATGGGACGCTGCCTGTGGTTGAATAATTAACACTCGCGGTTCTTTATTATTTTGGAATCTTTGTATTACATCGTTGCGTTTGTTGACCGTAACCTGTCCGCTTATGATGTCGCACGTAATACCAACGGATGTAAGGTGGCTCATGAGTAGCTCAATTGTGTGCGTGAACGGCACAAAGACCAGCACCTTGTTGCTTGACTCCTCGATAACTTCTTGCACTACCTTTAACCGGTTGGACACGTCAAACTCTACGACCTCTTTGGTATCGGAATAAACTGCGCCGCCAGAGATTTGCAGAAGCTTGTTCAGGTTAACCGCTGCGTTGACAGACGTTACTTCTTCTCCCCCCGCATTGATCATCATCTGCTGCTTGAGCGCTTTGTAATACTTGTCCTGTTGCGGGGTAAGCGGGGCTTCCCGTTCTGTGTAGGTTACCTCCGGCAGGTCCAGACATTGCGCTTTTTCAAACCTTATTGCTGGTTGTAGTGCGTTATGCACAGTGACCTCGGCGTTGGCTCTGGGTATCCAGCGGAACTGCCCAACCTTCTCCATCACCTTGTCCCGGAACTGACCAAAGAACTTAGGCACACCGTCTGGGTTAACCAGCTTTGCTATACCGTAAGCATCCACAGGTGACTGCGCAGCAGGAGTGCCGGTCAGCATCCACAGCCATGTCTCAGGAGTAAGCACTGACTTCAGCGTCTTCCAGCGGGCGGTCTGCATGTTCTTGTATGCCGAAGCTTCGTCAACGACAATCAGGTCAAACCCACCGTTCATAACTTCTTCTTTGACAATATCCAGCCCGTCAAAGTTAATGATGACGAACTCTGCTTCGCCGTTGATGACTGTCTTACGTTGGTCGCGCTTGCCGTACGCAATGTCGCAGCTACGGTGCACAGCAAACCGGAACAGGTCGTTCTGCCATGCCGACTTCATAATGGATAACGGACAGATAATAAGTACGCGCCGCACCAGACCCAGCTTCATCAGGTAGTCAGCCGCCCAGATAACGGCAGCAGTCTTGCCTGTGCCTTGCTCGTTGAAACAGAATGCTCGCTTGCGCAGGGTTAAGAATGACGCGGTTTGCTTCTGGTGCTCGAACGGCTTGAACTGCCCCGGCCAGTCATAGTCTCGGGTTATGGGTGACGGCACGTTTTTAATATTTAGCTTAGCTAGTGCTTGTGTTTCAGGCAGTCCATAATGCACAGCGACATCGTGCAGATCATCCGGCAGTCTACCGATGACCTTGCTCTTTTTAATTGTCTCCGTTATCAAGTGCGGGCGTCTCGTTCTGATGACGATGACTTTGTTATCTACGATTTGCATCTGAGTTTAATTCTATTTCTGTAATGGTCAAATTCAATTAAGGCTTCGTAGTCTAAAATAATCGAGGCCGTATCCAGCGGGGAACCTGGAGGCGCTTCCATAAGTACGGCATCATCTACCCAATCTGAACCTAACATTGTTAGCCAGATCATGCGGGCCTCCTCCGTAGACATCTCAATGTCTATGGGCTCTTCTCCACCCGCAGGGTAGTGTTTTATTTTCACTTCTTCCGCTCACGCTTACTGACCTCGGACTTCAGACTACGATCAGACCCACGTAAGAAAGACCGATTAGCGCCAGCACTCTCCACCTTCAAACCTGTTGTGTTGCTACCACCTTTAGACAATGCTTTAGTGTGTGCTACGTCTTTGCCGTCACCCTTGCTGACTTTGCCTTCCTTCATCAGCTTGGCACGGGCTGCATTGCGCGTGGCGCGTTTCTTAATCTGTTCTGGTGTGCCCTGATACTCTTCGTATTCTTTTTTGTATGGGCGTGGTTTATTTATGTAGGGCATGGGATGTTTCCTTCCTCAAATTAAAATACGCATTAGGGGAGTCCGGCATACGTTTCATAGAATACTTCAAATACAAAGCGCCGCAAATAAAATCCCCGTTACTTATGTACTGCTTAGTGTCTCGCTCCACCCGGTGCTTCCATCCGTAACTACCTGTGTTGGTATTGATGGTTTTTCTACGGTCAAAGGCATCGTAATTCAATAGCCACTCCACTACAGTAATAAAGCCTTGGGGCGAAATAGACCCGTATACGTGACCGTCTAAGTCTGGGTAACGGTATTTGGGCTTATATGCAAACCCGTTAGCCGTCAGGTCAGGGTACTCTTTAAGCACTTCGTCGATGCACTCTTGGGCTTCGGCTTCTGTCATTAACCTCTCCTATTGTGTGCGCAGCTTGTGACGGGGCAGAACTTACACAGTGGGCCGGACACTGGATTCCACACGTTCGTCTTTATCGCTGCTTCCAACCGAGTTAACTCCGGCTCCATTGAGTTCAGGTATGACAACTGCATCATGAACTCGTGCTTCTTCTTAACCATTTCATTACTAACTACAAACAACAACGCAGACTTAATCTCCACGATCTTGGGGTAGTGCGTAAAGACTGCACCTGCCAGTAGGTCTAGCTGTTTGGTGTCGGCGTACTTGGCATTCTTACTGGTCTTGTAGTCCACCAGATACGCAGTCTGCTTTTCCTCGTTAATGATGAGTAAGTCAGCTATTCCCCGCCACCAGACATCCTTTGCGAAGAAGTCGCACGGGACAAACTTGCCGTCCCGTTTCGCAATACCCAACTTGATTTCACAATGCTTCTCCCCCTCGATCTTTTTAAGTGCCTCAAGAGTATCGTTAATGAAGCTGAAGCGAGGCGGGATGGGTGTGCCTTCTTTAATAAAGTCCTCCGCCGCTTTATGAAGCTCCTTGCCATAGATCGTCGCAGTCGAGTCCTCATCTTTGAAGTCCTTAAGTATGCGCAAGTGGTGGTACTTCTTCGGGCATTGATCGAAGGTTTTGATGCTGCTATATGACCAAGCTAAACTCAATTAAGCCTCCGCAAGTTCTTCACTTTTTACTACATACGCTTCGCGTTTTTTAAGTTCGCCCTTACCGCGTACAAATGGGTTCCACCAGTACACACCGTGCTTTCGCTGTTTGAAATGCCCTCGGACATAGTGGGCTGCAATATCAGCACGTTGCGTAATGGTGCCGTCAGCGTCAACGGATTCGATTTCTTCTAAATGCAGTACGGTATAGGCACTGGCGGAATACCGTTTCTTTTTCTTCGCCCCCAACGACAACCCTGCCGGTGGAGCTTTAGCTGCTACCTTAGTGTACTTAACGCCCGTTTTGCAATTAAGCATCAACACGCATGCAAACAAAAGCATGGGCAACTCTGATACGTTTTCTTGTAAGTACGTACTGAATGACGGGTGCTTAAATATTTGTGCAAAAGACTCGGGCGGTATCCCTGCTTTTTGAAATGCGTTTGTCGCACAAATAGCTGGAAGTATTTTAAAGTACGCAATTTCGGATGGGTTCTGGGGTAGGTGAACTCCCACTTGCGGAGTAGGTAAAAAGTCTGCCCCCAAAGCAAAACTTAGCAAAGGGGCCTCACATAAAGCAGCGTTTTCGTACTCCCAGTACGGAGAACAGTTTACCCATCCTTCTTCATGATTTGACTGGATTACAAGCCCTATACGTTTTATTGGGTACTGACCATTATCAGTATCAGTATTACGAAAAGCTTTTATTTCTTTTGTTAATGGCACAACCTATCCACGTTACCCAACAGCCTGTTGTCCTTGAAGGTTATCAAGCTGTACTGAAACCAAGTAAGTTTGGTTATTCATTGTCTGCACTACTCGATACACGTCTCATTGAAGTGCTTGAGGAGGATCGTAAAGAAACACTCAAGTGGGCTGAGTCAAAGCTTAAGAACCCTAAGCGTAGTGTACTCAAGCCTGAACCATGGGAAGAGGTTAGTGAAGGCAAGTACAAGACTAAGTTCTCTTGGAATGAAACTAATCGTCCTCCTGTTGTTGACAGTGAAGGCACGCCAATCACTAATCTTGACCTGCCCTTGTATAGTGGTAGTAAG